ACTCCATTTACACGATATGAGTTTAAAGACTCACGATTAATAGCACAGTTGACAGTCTTCCTATCTGCTGAACCTAGAACAATCTGTGGAGTATATGCGGAATGTTGTGAATTGTGAATTTTTGCTGTTGTAAAACTACTTCTATCTGTAGCAGCACCGTGCCAACCCATATCAAACGCATCCACCACAGAAAAATGAACAGATTTAAATACACCATGCAAAGCCCCCGGTGACGAACCATCGATGGGCGGCAATGTCATGTCTCTGTCTAATTCATAACTAACCAGCACATAATTATCAACCTTTCCACTTCCTTTTGAATGTGTTGCACCTGTCCACCCATTCTTAGATTGAGTTGTTTTAACCTCAAACCAAGCGGTCTGTTCTCTGTCTGAGACTTGGACTCCAAAGTCATTTTTCTGCTCTGCGGTATTATGAATCTTTGAAACAGTTTCAAAACCATGATCACTCAACACTCTCTTAATGGCGTACTCAAATTCATAAGCAGCCCTGACTGTTAAGTATACTGTTTGCTGGCCTTTGCTTTCTTCGACATACCTAGCATAGTCAGCAAGCGTCTTAATATTAGGTTCTAGTATTCGAAGAGACATAAAATTATACCCTACAACACTTTCAACCATCGAAAGCACTTCAATAGCAAACTGCTTAGTTCGCATAAATTTCATCAAATCATTATATGTTTTCATCTGTACTCCGTTAAATTTAGTCATTATTTGGATTTCCAATCAATACTTTAAAATTATCATACACTTCATCTACATCGATGTTGCCCTTAATGAGCCGGTATGCCCTTACAGCAGCACGAATCTCATCAGTGTTCAACCAACCGTTTGTGCGGTATTCATCTCGTAGTTCACGCTTTTGATCCTTATAAGGTTCTATCGCCTCTTCGATAGTGTTTAATGAACGAACGTACTCTTTTACGTAACGTCGCTTCTCTTCTAGTGTTTTAGCCATTGTTGCCTCCTTAATGGTGTTTTACTGTTATGCTGCATCAGATTCTACAGGTGTAGATGGTGATGCCTTCAAGGCAAGTCCCTTGAATTTATGGATTAGTTTCCGTTTATGACTGTGGAAAGTTTGTCGTGTGACAATCTTGCCGGGGTAATTCAGAACATATTTGTAATGTTCATCGTATACGACATCATCCAGTCCAGTCATTGACCGGAAGATAAAGCGTTCTCGTTCTGTTGCGTGATATTCGCAGAAGTCAGAGATTAGTTGATAGATAGATTTGTTTGTCATTAGTTCCTCCTTAATGGTGTTATTAATATATCACTGTATACGGTAGAAGTCAAGAAGTTTTTATAAAAAATCGACTCTATTATTCAAAACGGAACTTAATACCAACTTCAATCTGTAACGTTGGTACATGCAGGTGATTCACAATATTATGCCTTTTGCATTCTTCAGCGGTTAGATACCACTCAGCATGTCCTTTCTGGTGTATAATATCAAGAAAGTGTTCTTCCTCTTGTCCGCAGTTTTCTGCCATCATACGAAAAATCTTTTTGTTTAATCTATCTGCCTCTTTTGCATCGGCTTTAAGATCTTCAATCTTTCCTTCCATCATCGAACTAACATCGTGAATCATTACAGTGGCATCGGGATCCATATATCTTTTACCTTCCGCTCCAAAACTCGCCAAAATAGATCCACACGACATTGCTTTACCTTGCACGATAGTTGCGACTGGGATTTTAGAATGTTTAATGTCAGATATCATCGACATTAATGAATATACTTGTCCACCATAGCTATCGATTATCACAGGAACAACTGGTTGTCCTGAATTCTGTGCTTTGCTCATTTCGACAGAAAACTCTTTTGCTGATGATTCATCAAACTTTACCACCCTAATGACAATTGGTAAATTATCAATTAACTCTTTGTCTTTTATGAGTGGAGTAAAATGCTTTATGATATTCATTGTTTGCCCTCTAATAACTAATTAGTTATGTTAACTTTTTAAACATTTTTCCAACCGCATATGTGCTGAATCCCCATTTGGGATCATACTTGAGTCTACTCATATACGGCTTATTAAGTGATATTTTATCTTTCTCTGGTTTGATACCCCAGCAGCGAATAGTTGTTCGCTCGTTGTTGCTATCTATCACTTCTACTATCCAATAATCTTTCCCTGTTTTTGTTCTCTTGGGAATCACTTTGCGAGGAATGAACCAGCAAATTCCTAACATACTATCAAATTCTGAAATGGGTGGAATATATTTCTCGCTAAGTCGATTCAACATTGATTCTGACATTACTAAATTCATTGGAAACACACCAGTTAGTTCAGTCTTGAACTGGATGATATCCTCTTCTGAAAACTCACCTTCTGGGGCATATAGTTCGATGTTCTCGTCTAACTTCTTTGTGCTTTTCGGACGCTCAACAACACAAGCACTCCAAAAATGCTTCATTCCCGTAAATCTATCGTCAATGAGATTATTCAATGCCCCTGCTCGACAAAGAGCATCAAGCGATTTCTTGTTAAGCTTGCTGTATGTTATCTCTTCTTTGAAAAGCAAATCCTCTGCGTTTTCAAACGGACGATTATTGAGTATCTGTTCAATCGCAGATAATCCCAATCCCTTAATCGAAGTAAGAGGTTGAATAAGTGTTTTACCGTTATCGCTAATCTCCCATACTGTTCCAGAATTGTTGATATCCAGAGCAGCGATATCATATCCATGCTTTTTTGCGATATTGATTGCTTTCTCTTTTCTTGTCTCTGGTTCTTTCTGAAGGAAGCTTGCAATCCACTCAGAAGGATAGTAGTTCCACAACCAAGCGCATTGATACGAAATGATAGAATACGAAGTTGCGTGACAAAGATTAAACCCATACTTTGCAAACTCAGACATTGCCGTCCAAATTCTATTCGCAACATGATTTGGAATACCCTTATCGCTAGCGCCCTCAATAAACTTCGCCTCGTATGCTGCAAGAAGATGCTCCTTGCCTGTTCCCTTCTTTGTAAGAAGTTTGCGAATAGTGTTGCCATCTGCCCGAGAAATATCCTTTCCAATACGACTGCAAATCTCTGCGATCTGTTCCTGGTAAATGATATTGCCATATGTCTTTTCTGTTATCTCTTGATAGATAGGATGATGCCATTCGATATCGAGTGTGCCTCTCTTCGCTCCCACAAACAAATCATGAACGCCAAAAGACAAAGGCCCTGGGCGGAAAATGCTGGTTACGGCTGAAAGTTCATCCAAACTATCCGGCATTACTCTCTCACAGAACGCACTCATCCCAGAGTTTGTGAATTGAAAGATGCCTGGTGCAGATGAAACGTTATGAAATACATTTTCCCACACTTCCTTATCATCGAAACCAATTTTATCTGGATGGAGATTCTGAGCATAATACTTCTTAATGTCATCGAACGTTGGTTCAGCGATATTGTAGTGTCGTTTAAGAATATGTCTGATGGAATCCTGGATCATCGTAAGAGTCGATAGCCCTAAGATATCGAACTTAATGAAACCCAGAGGCTCCAGATGTCTCACGTTCTGTCCTTCACTCCATGGGGTGATCCACATACCCTTCGAACGAATAAGAGGCATGTGTTCGTTGATGTTGTCTGCGACAATGCAACCGCCAGCATGCACAGATTGGCTCCTGACGTTGCCGTAGCACGCCTCTACATGTGTTTTGATGTGCGGATACTTCCTCAAAAAATCTTGCAACGTGGAACTGAACTCCATCACCTCTTCAAACGTCGGAACATACACACCCGCATTAATGCCGTGCTTCTTCTTTGCCAGTGGTGTTGCTTCTTGAAGCATTGTACCAGTAACAGCGTTAACCTCTGTGAATGGAATCTCGTAGAATTTTGATATATCCTTAATCAATGAACGAAGTTGAAGTGTGTTCCAATTAGAGATCGGGACTACCGAAAACTCTCCCCATTCATCTGCGAGTTTCTGTTTCAACAGTGCAGGCTCAGCCACATCAAAATCAATATCTGGATACGAAGTCATTCCTTTTGTCATAAAGCGCTCGAACGGTAACTCCCAACGAATAGGATTAACCTGAGTAATATCAAGGGCATATGCTAGCAAGCTGCCTGAAGCGCTTCCTCTTGCTGCTCCTGTTGCCATTGTCGCATTTGCTTTGTCTGCTATAGCTTTCATTGTCAGGAAATATTTCGAAAATCCCTGTGACGCTATCACGTCAAGTTCATACTCAATGCGCTTGATGTATTCATCTGATGTAATCTCTTTATCTTCCAATCCTTGAAGTGCCATCCTTCGTAATGTTGATTCCGCTGTTTCACCTTCTGGCACAACGAAATTAGGCAAACGAATGGTAGCATCTGGCTCAAAGTCTTCAATTTGTTCGTGGGCGATCCAATGAGTCTTTGTGATGGTTTTCAATATCTCGTCATCATCATACGTCTCGTTACACTTTTCAGAATACTTCTTATAAGCCTCCCACATTTGTTCGCCATTCTTAGGATATAACTCATATCCAATCTCCTCAACAGACTTCGGCAAACTAATATCATCAATCCAACTTGGAATACCTTGCGATAACCATCCCAGACGCTTGTACATCTCTCTGTCTTTCCATGCGTCTTGTCGAGGATAATGACTGTCTGCTGTAGAAACAACCGGCACACCCATATCTCGACATGCTTTCAATACATTCTGATTTATCTTGTGCTGTTCTGGAATTGAATTCCACTGAACCTCTCCGTAAAAACGATCACCAAAGATATCAACAAACTCTGCGATCATCTTCTTCATTGCCGTTTGCACTGCTGCTTCGCCATCGTCTTTATGTTCCCACCACACACCAGCCAAAGGTCCTGACATACAAGCACTAGTGCAAATAACACCCTCGCTGTGCTCTCGAAGCATATCAAAATCCATTCTTGGGCGTCGATAGTAGTTCTCCTCGTTATGTGAGGCAGATACCAACTTGTACAAGTTGTTCAATCCTGTCTGATTCTGCGCCAGCAACACAAGATGCCTATACCGGGGCAAGCCGCCGATAGTCTGCGCATTCACCGAACCGTCTGATTCCACCGCTGCTGATGTTTGCTTTTTGCTGTTTAACGAACGGGCGAGTTTCTTGTCTTCTTTTATCTTCTCATAAACCTCTCGCCACTCAGTAAGAGAAGCGTGAAAGTATGCCTCTACTCCATAAATCGCCTTAAAATCGATTCCTTTCTCTTTTAACTTCCTTGCATGCAATATCTGATACGATGTACCCGCCATTGTACCGTGATCAGTCAACGCCAACGCATCCATCCCATTTTCAATCGCAAAATCAATATGCTCCTGTGGATATCCAAATCCATCGTTCCTTGAATGCGTACTATGCGCGTGTAGTCCCACAAATTTAATCATTCTTCGCCCTCTATTGTTGATTGATTATATGCTATCTTATCATGTTTATGTGTTCGTGTCAAGAACTTTGTTGGGCGTCTCATTGTCCTGCCTCTCTCGCCAAGATAGGCACAATACTCATCCCATATTGAAGTATTATAGAACCATTCAGCTTCCACTTTTATCGCATTCTTGTCGCCAACCTCTTGATATACCTCACTAAAGTCAAACTTTCTAGCTGACCATCGCTCATCCAGTGGTAGTTTTTCCGCTTTATCTATTTCTGAAAAAGTGCCAAAGTTGGAAAATGTTCTTGTCGTTTTACGATTTACATCAACTTTACATTTCTGATAATCTTTGTAAAACATAGTGAAAGGTAGTGGTAAATTATCTTTCACTGACTTTCCATTATAAGTCAAATAGAAATTCTTCTCTTTATCGATAATACTTCTCCTGTGCTCCCTAAGAGCGTTAAAGTCATAAGCAGACATCGGAAAAGTGATATAATACTTGTCGGCTACTAACCATTTCGATATTTTACTTGTCACCCAACGCGACATCGCAACTCCATGCAATGCCGCCCAGCCATTAGAATCTCGCCTTTCTCTGTCTTTCGGATGAATAGGAACATAATATATAGGCACTTCTCTTCTCAGTTGATTATGAAATTTGCTTAAATTTCGAAAAGCCCAAACTGGATCAAAAACATAATCTCCAACGTTTTTTCGAATAATCGGAGCAACATCATCATTCGCAACTATCCATATTGTCTTACATCCAACAGTGGCGCACTCTAGTGCCGCCTTCTGAATAAAAGAATATTGATTAGCATACGGATGCATCACAGATGGTATTTCTGTTTCAAAATCAGTTTCAAGGCTTGCTATCGGAATAATACCAGCCATGTGTTGTACGTTTTGTTGTTTATGTCTTACTTGCGACAAAATGCCTCACATATCTATCGTAACCCAAACAAGACGCCGGTAAATCTCTGAGTAGAGTTTGCTCTTTAGTTTTTGTAACTTTGATCGCGCTCTCCCTCGTGCTAATCGTAGTTTTATTCTTCTCCTTTCTTCGGGAGATATGTGATGTTTTAAATCTATAATATTTTGGATGTCCGTATTTTGGGCAGTGTCCATTAAATTTTCCTTTCATTCCTCGTTTATACATTTCTTCGGTTGTTTTAAATCTTGCTGACGTTTCTGAAAAATCAAAATTAAATATATCTTCTTCCTTGATTATCGAGACAGCGCACGCATCTTTTACTGGTGTGTTTCCATCAATCCTATCTGAAGAATAAAACCATATTTGACTTACAAAGTCATCACCAGTTTTAATATAATCAATATCATGCTTCCCTCCTTGATTGAATGCTACCCAATCATAACATATATATTCACCTTTATCAACTATTTTCTTATCTATACCCAAACATTTATCATCTCCGAAATAATAACAAGTATCAAACTTGATTTCTGCGATCTTAGCATATTCATTCGAACATACCAAACTATCGCCATCATATCGAATACTGCTACAAATATCTGAGAGTGGCATGCGTCCTTCTAGAGATAGAAAAAACAACAATCTCTCCCATAAGATATCTTTAGCAATTCCTATTATTTTATCTCCTTGGTGTGTTTTAAGTATTTTCTGTGTGTTTTCGATATTCAGACAACTCAAATCTTCATCATCGAAATAATCAAAACGAAAAGGGCGTCTTTGTTCTGCAAACACGACAGGAAGACGATTGTTGAACGCGAACAAAAGCGCTCTCAAATCGCTCCCCAAGACCACTGTATCATACTCATAAACGTGAGTCAATCCGTTTTCCTCATTCCTTTATTGTCATATCCGCCATATTTCCATTCAGGATGCATCACGTGTAATTTTTGAAGATAATGTTTCCAACCTAAAGCATGTCCAATTTCATGTTCCAATATTCTTTCACGAGTTATGTCTGTCTCTTTAATTAAAATCTTTGCCCTGGTGATGTATCCCGTTCTTTTATTTACTGATGTTTTTGTAAATGCTAAATACTTCTCTTCCACGGATTGATCCGCTGTGGTTATTACTATTCCTGTTCCATAATTATCAACAACACACTCCATAGAATTATAATCGAAAATCACATCTTCAAAATCATATCCACTATTCTCCCAAAAAGCCAAAGCCATCATTACTCTTGTTTCTGAAATTTTTACACCCTCGCATACTTTAACTACGGGAGGGCTGGCCCACGTGCCTACTTTCTGTGGCTTACCAAAAGTCGCAATCTCAAAAAATGTATTGGGATATTTTTCGAGGTATTGGGTATTTGAGTTTAAACACGAGCACAGCAATAATACGAACAACATACTAATACATAGTTGTTTTCATCTTTCACTCTGCACCTCGTCTAAAAGAGATACCAAATCTAAACCTGCACAATCAATCTTCCGTTTGCTTACATGATAATGACTAACAAATCCTGAAAACTTACCGTAGGGTACATCTTGTTCATATTTAGTGGAAGTTTTACCAAATTGATTCTCTGGCGCTTTAAAGGGAATTCCCGTGGCATCATGAATAGCTGCCCATAACGCCTTCAGCGCATTGATTTGCTCTGGATAAAAATCAAGAAAAGGATCTAACTTATTCCCATGCACCCACGCATCATCAATCACAGGACGTTTGCCAAAACCTCGTTGAACATATGTATCCTGATATTTTGGATAATATGCGTTAGTGATCTCAACACCAACAGACGCCCTATTTGAGCGGGAACTTCCAGCGTGAAAAGCAGCATGTTGCATATCCAACGTCTGATAAATAGTACCATCATTGTCTATCATAAAGTGAACTGAAATACCTCTTTTATCTAACACTCTCGCACAAGACGTTGAGGATAAACACACATCCCAGTGATTTACAAAATAGCGAACGCCGCGTTTAGGTCTGCCGGTGTAATCATAGTACGAACCATCCGACGCTTTAATGCCATCCTTATCCGTCCAGAGTACAACTTTCTCCCATTTAATAGGAAAATTTCTACCATTATATATAATATAATTTGAATACTTAAGATTGTTAAACTCTTGTTCTTCAATATCCTTCTGTTTTTCCGTCCATAAACGACGAAAAGTCATTGGGCCGCACAAGCCGTCTGCTTTTAAACGTCGCACTCGTTGCCATTTCTTAATAGCTCTAACAAGTTTATCGTCAAAATGCCTTTCACCAAACCAAGGGGGTTCCCATCCAAGCTTCGCTGCTGATGATTGGTTATAAAAATCTTTATCCATACACTATACGCCCTATATAATGCCTAAAACATAATTTTCCAATATCAAACTATATTTCTTGCCTTTTATATCTACTTCTTCTATCATAGATCTATCAATAACTAGTTTAGAATTAATATTTAATACATTTTCAAACTTCACGTCTGTTGCCCAACTAATCACCGAAACTACCATGTGCTTCTCTTCTGTTGGTTTAAAACTTTCTGGAAGAACTATGCCACTTGATGTTTCTGGTTCTTGTTTTTGGGGTATATCCACTAAAATATAACGGTTAACCGGACTAAACATATATCACCTCTTTTGTTAATGTTAAATAGTGCAAGAATCGTTAGTGCAGAATTTAGAACCAGATCCACCTTCGTCATCATCTATTCGTTGGATCGGAGTTACATCTTTCACTCTCGCTTCGAATTGTTCTTTAGTTATCGCTTCATATGGAGCTTGAGTGTAGCCAGTTTCTTTATATCTCAAAAATGAAACTGCTTTAAGTCTTTTTTCATATAGCTCTAATGCATTTTTAATTTGTGGAGCCTCGGCATCGCTAAACGTAACAGTCACCGACACAGCGTTATCTGCCCAAAAATGTTGATACTGTGCAGCTATCTCCAACTGCTCCCACATACTAACATCTTTTTTACCCTTCTCAAAGAACGGTTCGTGAACTGGAAACTCAACCACTTTTGTATTTGGAGAATATTCATCATCCTCAATAACATATCCAGCTTCCGCTAGCGCTACCAGTAACGTCGAATCACTAGAGAATCGAATACGACGAATGTAATATTCACTCTCTGGAAAATGAATGCCTGGAGTTGAACCGTTCAACAATGAAACAGTACCAGAAGGCTTGATAGAAGTCATCTTAATGGATCTAGGAATACATAACCAATTAGAATATTCTTCGTCTAACTCTTTAACATAATCATACGCTTTATCACACCACTCCAACATCGCTCTCCTTCCAAACTTATTAAACGCCTGGACGATGCCGGATTGTGATAACCCAATACGACGGTTTTTGAGCATCATTGCGTTGGTTTCTAACCAATGAGTATTGGAAAGAGTCACAGTTTTACCATACAGATAAGCAACTTTAAGTGTCTTAAGGTAATCTTCGTAATCGTCGTGTTTTGCTGGAAATGTCTCCGTTAAGCAACACATCTCAGCGTTATGAAGGCTTTGTTCTGAACAAGGGTTCATTCCCACTACCTCTCTATCACGATAATTAACACCATCTTTAAATCTTCCATATGCTCTTGCGTTTTCCAACCAGATAGCTCCCGGTTCACCGTTCTTCTGACACTGTTCAGCATGCCAAGTATAATCCATACCTACTTCAGCAACAAATGAATTGTTTGAACCCCACCGATGATGATAAAGCTTTTCTTGATCATTCTTCATTTCAAGATAATGCATATCGTCATGTTTTCCCAATGCTAATGCCGCAGAACGCCTCACATTACCAGACACCACGCAACGGCCAATAAGATTCTCTGTATCAACAATATCCACAGATGTTATAAGCTCTCCTGCTTTGTCCATATATAACTCTTTGAGATTCTCATGGAGTTCCTTAAGTGGCCCATAGCCAGAAGAAGTGCCTCCAAATCCTTTAATTAACTCACCTTCGGGACGAATCGCGCTATAGTCAAACTTTGGAACTTTGTTGCCAAAAAAGAAACCATCTAACAGAATATGAACGGAGTTAACCCATCCCTCACGAGAATCATCAATAACAAGAACATCATTAGTGTAATGTGGTTCTTTGATAGTAATCGTCCCAGCACCCAGAGTATCAAACCCAACTCCGATACCCACCATGAGAGCATCCATCATCCAAGAAAATAGATAACCACCTTTAGAAGCAATATCAGCAGTTGATCGCATCGCGCAATTGAACAAACCAGCAGCAGTACGCTCTTCCACGAACTTCGTGCCCATCATCCATAGCCCTCTGCCTGGTGGCGTCCATTTGAGATTAAACAAACGCCCATAAGCATCTTTTGCTGTGCGTTGGGCTTTATTATCATTCCATTCTAATCCCAACAGAGCAACGTGCTCTTTTTGCATGTTAAACGTTCCTTCTATCACTCGTCGGCAAGTTTGCCACCACTCCTCAGTACCAGAAGCTCCAGGTTCAAACTCTTCCAGGCGACGAGCGTATGTACGTTTAAACGTCACATAACCCAATGGACCCCAAGGTACCTCTTGTGTTTTATACGGTTCAATGAATACATCCGATAAACGAAATCGACGGATGTTCTTTAAAGTTCTCATAATATACTAGTTTCTCCCTTTATTTCTAAATTTTTCATATCGTTTTTGTAAAACATCTTGTTGCATTTTAGGACTTAATGCCACTGGATTTACCTGAATTTGTGGCGTTGCCGCTGTTGGTGCAATTTTAATATCTACATTAGATGTATCCATATGAATATTGTATACTATTCCATCTGGACCATTTCTATTCTTTGCGATAAATATCTTTCCCTGATTCTTCTGCTTATCTTCCACTGTACGAGACACAGAAAAAATGAAATCTGCTACAAAGCATTTATTAAATGCTTCTGATATTTGCTCCATTGTAATCACTTCAGCGTTTAATCCAGATCGATTTGTTTGAGAGGCTGTCCAAATTGAACATTTAAATTCGGAAGCAATTGCTCGCAGTTCTTCATAAATAGATTCCAATTCATTTCTTTTCTCTTTCCTAATAACAGTTGGCTTGAGCAAATCGGCATAATCAACAATTATCACACTTGGATTTATCCCTCTTTTTGCCAATCGAGATAAATGATTGCGAATAGTATTAGATGAAGCAGATTTAGTTGGGTATTCTTTCACTATTAGTTTACCATCAACGAGCTTGATTTGTTCAAAAATATCTTCTTTAAATTCATTCAAATTTGAAAGGGGATATCCTGTAATACAACTATCATATCGATTTGCAACAACTATATCCCGTAATTCTAAAGTATAATGAACAACTGTTTTCTTTTCCTTCAAAGCTTGCGTGCCTAAATGAACCAAAGCCATACTCTTACCTGCGCCCGTTGGCGCTATCACAACACCCAATTCACTTTGCCCCAAACCGCCACCGCAAATCTGATCTATCTCCTTCCACCCAGTTGTAGTCGGCATACGATGTCTAGGTTTATATCTCTCTTCAAAGTCCACTATATAATCATGACCAAAGTTTGTTTCCGATCCTAACTTTAACGACTCATTGATAACTTTTGAAATCTCATCAAAAGAACACGTCTGTAACAACCCAACAGACTTCATCATAGCTTCTTTAAGATTCTGCTTTCGACAGAAATCCAACGATGTCTCTTTAATATATGCGGCGTCAGTTATATCTTTTGTCTTAATTCTTGCAAAATACTCTCTAACTTGTTTCTGAATCACTTCATCTTCTTCATCTAGCTCAGTACGCAAAATACTAATTAATGCCTCAAATGAAGGATGAACGGTATATTTTGTTCTATAATCTATCACCTTCGATACGAACACTCTAAGATACTCAAGTTCTAAAAAATTAACATCAAGCACTTCTGTTATCTGATCAGCGAAAGGACGATCCTCAAAAATAAGCTGAACTAATCCTTCCTGAAAGGATTTGCCATATTTTGCAAAATTTGTTCCCTCTTCTCTCATATTTTACCCTCAACAATACAAGTATAACACAACGACTTTCAAAGTCAATGTGTTTTTAGTTTTCTCTAGCTATTCTATTCATGTGTGCAGTAAGATCGCTTAAGTTTAAATCACTAAATCCATCAATATTCATCATCTTGATAAGTTCTGTTTTATTAAACGTAAATTCAAAATTCTCTATCGCTTCTTTGGTTATTGTTTTTGCCTGAATCGACATTTGAGGAGAATACAACTGCATCATCTTATAATTATGTTCAACAAGCTCCCTTCCCTCTATAACATTGGAAAAAAACTTAAGTGTGCTGTTTGAATTCTCACAGTGCTCTATAACTTCATCAATTGTATACGTTTTTTCCTCCGATAAAAAATCAAGCCTTTTTGCGACGGTCGCAAAACCAGCACCTTTAATACCGGGCAAATTGTCTGAAGCGTCTCCGATTATTGCTCTCGCTAATGCCATGTTCGTTGGGTGAACGCCTGTCTGTTCAGTAATGCGAGACTTATTTAACAACTCCTTTTTAACCGGCCGCATCAATACAGTCTCTTCATCGCATAGTTGCATAAAATCTTTATCATTTGAAACAATAATCTTCTGCCAGCCTTTGTAATATGGCATCTGAGTAATATAAGATATAACATCATCTGCTTCAATCTCAGGCAGTATTGTCTGAATAACCGGCATAATATTCAAATATTCCATCAATCTACTCTGCTGCCATACTTTGTTCTGCGTCTCTTCGTCTTCCGACAAGTTATGGAAAGCACGATTCAAGCGAATAGGCTTGCGGCCTTCTTTATAGTTCTTGTCCATAATCTTGCGTTTCATTGATCCGTTTGGACCATCCCACGCAAACACAATATGATCTGGCTTTGTCTCTCTTGCTAGTTTTTGTAAAGACTTAATAGTTCCAACCAACCCACCAATAGGTTGTCCGTTGGTGGATAAACTAGGAACCACAATATAACTTCTCAGATACATATTTAATGCATCAATAATCAATACTCTTTTCATTCAATCACCTCAATAATTTCTTCTTCAAAATAATAATCTGACTCATTCTCTCCAACAAACAATATCTCATAAAATACAGAGCCACTTGGAGGAGTCGCCGGGATTGCCGTTGGTTGATCAACTATCAATCCAATATGATATTCTTCATTATCATATTCGTCGAATGCTTTTATTTTCACCAAATCGCCCATCTTATATTTCACAACCTGTAACTGCCTGCTATCTTATCATCTATTGTATAAACCACTCGCTTAACTCCACAATGTCTCAAAGCTTCCCGACACATCGGACACGGCTTAGACATTTTGAAATCATTTCCCTTTCCTACTCTCGCAACATACACCGTAGCACCCTCTGTGACTGTCCTGTCTACCCCCAGGACTGTTCCAATTTCTGCATGAAGGGTAGGAATGCCATACTCTTTTTTTCTGAATCTGTGGCCAAATGAGCAGTAGTTTGACTTGTTAAAAGATCCATTTCTGACTGTTCCTCCTTTCACCAAAACCGCTCCGTGTTTATACTCTGGAAAAATTGATTGATTTGCCAATCTTCGTGCGAGTTCCATATACCTACCAGTTTTGCCGGTGTATTTATATGTCTTTTCTGCTATCTTAATGTGATCATACAAAACGCCTCCTAATCAGATTATATTATAACTGAAAAGGAGGCGCCAGTCAAGTGTTTATTTTCAAATAATCACTTTCACTTTTCAAATAATCACTTTCACACCAAAAGACCATCTCCCACGGATCCAATGTCCGTAAGCGTCATAGTGCCCTGGTGTCCAATTCCACCCTACAACGCGATGTGCGTGGTGTCGGTATCGCGGAGGGGGCGTGTGCCGGTGTGTCGTCGCATGGTGTTTATGCTTCGGTGGGGGCGCCTTATGTGCCTTGTGGTGTGCGTCTGCTGGTGCTGATAAAAGCACCATCAAAGATAGAATATTTAACATGTTATTTCTCCTTTCTATGTGGGATTAGTTTCCCAGTAATTAGACGGCTGTGTTGTTGTTTTATTCAATTTAATGTATTATAAAGTATAACATCTCTTTTAAGATGTTCTATTATTTGTTCTCGCTCTTTTTCCAGCAGTAGTTCAGAAGATGTGTCTGGTGGCAATTCTTCTATCACTTCAAACACAAATGCGTCTTCTCCATATTCGTTCCAGTCTTGCTGGAAATGTTTGTTTTCGTGTTTGTTCTTTCGTAAGTTTCTTTTGTGTGTTGTCCATCTTCGTGAATACTGGGTAGATTGCCCGATATACACCTTTCCGTTTATTGTGTTTGTTATTGAATACGTTGCGGCTGGGAGATTTTGACGGTATTGCTTAAGGTATTGCTTATGGCGTTGATATATGCGTTCTTTATTGTCTTGATTGTATTGCTTGTTGTATTGCTTTTTGTGTTCTTTGTTGACTGGATCTTGATAGTATTGCTTTATGCGTTCTTTGTTGTCTTGATAGTATTGCTTATGGCGTTGATATATGCGTTCTTTATTGTCTTGACGGTATTGCTTGTCGTATTGCTTTCTGCGTTCTTTGTTGACTGGATCTTGACGGTATTGCTTATCGCGTTGCTTTATGTGTTCTTTGTTGTCTTGATAGTATTGCTTGTTGTATTGCTTGATGTGTTCTTTGTTGTCTTGACGGTATTGCTTTCTGTGTTCTTTGTTGTCTTGACGCCATTGCTTGCCGTATTGCTTGTCGTATTGCTTTTGGCGTTCTTTGATGACTGGATCTTGACGGTATTGCTTCCAGTATTCAGCCACACACGCCTTACATTGGTTTCTGTTTTTACGCATCTCACTAATCGGCTTCACTTCGCCACATTTGCTACAAGTCTTATTCATCTTCTTCATAAAAATCTGAAGCCTTTCCTTCTCGCTTATCAAATTTACGGATGATCTCTTCATCCATAATCTCATAAACTCTATTTCGAAATACTTCTTCTTCCATCTTCTTTGCCCAACTGCCTGGTTGAAATCTGACAGTGTTACCATCAGCCATTTCCATCGTATACCACGAACCAGCACTGGATAAGTATTTTGTGCCTTTAACTGCCTCAAAAAGACTTTCATCATCTTGAATGCCTACGTTGTCCACTCCCCACAATATCTTGAAAAAACAGTTTCTTCCTTGTGTTCCAAAGCGAGATTTCTCTAGTTTTACCTTAACCTCTGAACCAATTCTGAATCCATTTTCATCTTCAACAAACGCAGATTTTGCTTTCCTTCCTGTTAGCCAAATACGCAGCGAATACGAATAATGCATTGCTTTGCCACCAGGCGTCATATATGGCGTTGTCATCGCTGTGACTCTCGCGGCTGGGCCACTGGTGATATTTGCCTTTAATTGATTCAACACCAAAAAGGTTGCTTGCTTGTCGGCAATCGGAATGATCAACTTTGACATACCCTTCGCCAAAATGCGTGCTTTCACTGCCATCGATGATTGAGGGTTAAAATCCCCTTCAATATCAGAGATCGCGGGAGTTAATGCCAGAGAATCCCAGACAAACAAAATTCGTTCTTCCGTCGCACCCAGCAACTCTTCGATTGTCTCTAAAACGAACTCGACAGAGGATGCTTGGATGTACATTAGTCGCTCCAGGTTGCACCCTGTCTGCTCCAAAAAAACTGGATCGATAGCAGACTCAGAGTCAAAATATACAACGAGCATATCCTGTTTCTGAGCGTTTGCTGCTATCTGTGCTGCCATGTAAGATTTACCAGAACTATTAAGTCCAGCAATTTCTGTAATCTTACCAACAGGAATTCCAGCAAGCTTGCCTTTGCAAGTAATAGAATCTAACCAGCGCGAACCTGTGGAAATCCATTGTTTTACTTCTGTTGGATTCTCTCCAGTTAAATCATGAGCTACATTTCTGCCTGCTTTCTTGTTGACGATTTTCATCAAATCATGCATTGATACTCTGCCAGGTTTTGTTGCTGCTTTTCTAGCCATTTATTCCTCCTTTAAAAATGTGAAACACCTGATAACCCTGTGCCTCCCTGTGGGGGGGATGATATCATCCTACGTAAATAAGTTGCCGAATCTTCCCAATAGCTCTATAGTTCTATACGCAAAGCCCTCCAACTTCTCATAACGGCTATCGTCATATGATTCATAAAGTGCTAGCACGTGCGTTATGACGAAAAGTCTTATGAGTGTTTGCTCTTCTTTTGATGCATTAATATAATATTTCGAGACAAAATCGCTCGTTTCATTTATCGACACCTTCATTGATCCTTCATTTATATCATAAGAAAAAGGGATATTTCTAGCTACCGGTCCGAATGGGACTATCTCATATTCAGGCAGTAATCGGCTTTTTTTACCGCCAGATCCGGGTTTTCCATTTCTACCTTTATTTTTTATCGGAGGTGTACCGCCACCTCCGTTATTTTTACTACCAGAGCCACGTGCTTTTGGTAGTTCAGACGGGGATTCGCGAAGTATTTTTTTAAAAAAATCCTCCGTATTCTCATTTATCTTCTGTGTAGACTCTGGAGTCATTTTCGATTTATCTCTAATTTTCTTATCCATTTCTACTCTGAAGTTTTTAATACAACCAAGTTGATCAACTAAAGTTTGTGGAAGTTTAACACGATTCTTAAATGCCGAAGTACCGAAAACAGAATCCAGAGCAGCCGGGTATTCAATCTCTACACGAAGAGGATTAAGGATCGAATGGCGATTTGGCCACAAAGCGCAAGAAGCAGAATGTGAAATAATCCTATTTTCTCGTGAAAAATATATACCTTGCTTTTTGCCGGCGCCTGAACTCCTTCCTTTTAATTTCTCCAAATCCAAATACACCATTCTAACAATGATAGTATGTTGGTTGCCGTGTTCATCTGTGCGTGAAAGTGTTTCTTTTCTTTTCTCAAGAACCGCTGGACTGCCCCAATGCAATGGATCACAGGGTTCAACTGGTGTGTTGGAATGTATTTCTTCAACATTATTAGAACTAGTCTCAACGGATATCTTCATCTTAGAAGACAATCTATTGTGATATGTTTCTCCAATAGCTTTAAGCATGTCGTTTCTAATATCGTGTGGGCGTGTTCGCTCTAAATCAAGAATATCTTCAAGAATGACTACAGTGCCGCTATTATCACAATATTCTGAAAACATTTTCCAATGGTCGGGAGTTGGATCCAATCGATACACATTTAGTGGATCTTCTGGTTGCACTTCATGGCATTGAACAAGCAACTCCCCTATTTTTGTTTTCGTAAGAACTGTTTTCTTTCGAGCCAGCTTAAAAAAAGCAGCCGTACCACCAGCACCAAACTTACCAATATCACCATTAGAATGGTAGTTAGCTGCTGCAAATGTAAATGACTTATCCAACTGTTTGCCATCCATACCGTATCCATCATCAACAATGATAAATCTTGCAAGCTTACTCTTTTGATTCTTATTAGGTGAATCAATAATAAGTCTTATATCTGACGCGTCAGCATCCACAGAATTATCTATTAATTCCATAAACGATTCTTTCATTGTACCTCCAAGCGCACCAACGACATGGCTGTAGAGATGATTCGGATCGGATGATATATCTCGTCTGTTATATTCTATTGTTTTTTGTTTTTTCATTATATTCTCCTTTATATTGATATTATATTCCAATCGCTATGATTGAAAATGAAAAACATTTATTAAAAATATGAGGCACCTGATAACCCTGTGCCTCCCTGTGGGAACAAATCTAGACTATTTTCCTGCCATTAATTCATTAAACGCTCGGTCAACTTCGCTTTTTCCGTCAGCGGGACCATACTTGGCAGTCTCAGTTGAACGCTCTTCGGCAGTTTTGTCGCCAGCTAATTGTTCATCGAGAATCGCGTCGATCTGTGTGGAAGAAAGACGCTCGAAAAGAGAGTCAAAATCAGGCATACGATCAAGGAGGGCGGGGATCGCTTGCTCATCTTCCAACAGAGCCGATGTATTACGACGCATTTTTAGATTTGTCTGAGGGTAAGCACCGGGCTTAGTAGGCTTAGTGTAAGTAAGAGTGATATCAGTACCCTCAGAGGTATCTGTGACATCACCATATTCTGGATCAAGAATGTATCCCAAAAGCAATTCATAAGCTTGCTTCCCATAACCATATACCTTGATTCCTTCACTCTCTCTGCCGCGAACGACGACAGGTGAGAAAAAACGAGCACGAACAAAAAGCGACTTAGCCAACTTTTTACTCTCCTCGTCATTGTTTTGTGTACCTTCACGCCATAATGAAGACGCAAATTCGCAAATTGGGCAATTGTCGCCAAAATTACGTTTCGGACACATAATACCTCCGCGATGATCTCCAACGTTATAGTGGAAAGACACCTCTTTCAACGGATCGCCATCTGCAGTAGGCACGATACGAATATCAGTGTCTCCTTCATCTGGGCGAAACCAGACAGATGTGTTATCGCTGGTATTCTCCCCTCGCAATGCAGCGAGTTTCTTTTTCATTAGTTCCATATTGATTCCCATAATTTATCTCCTTTTTTTGATGTTTATGAGTTCGCAACAAGCGTTCCTTGTTACTTTATTATAAAACACTCAACGTAGCATGTCAAGCGTTATTTTGGATTGCATTGGTGTGGCTAATGCAAAAGCCAAAGTCTTGTTCTAGTGATGTCTCGTATATAGCATACGAGATTTTCCGAAAAGCATTTCTCGGCTTTTCTTTCAAAATATTCACCAACTTCTTGTGAAGTCCTCCTTCTTCTCTCATTCGTTTTTCGTTTATACACATATAATAACACAACTCTCTATCGATGTCAAGCGGAAAGCACCACTTTTCTTCAAGAGTTTTCATATTCAACATTGCAATCGATCTAATACGATTAATCTCAGATGGCTTTGAAACTTGTCCGATTTCTGGTTCTGTATGTTCAAAGAAATTTAAATAATGCATTGTCGAAAAAATCGAACTGTTCAAGGTATCATAATAATCCTTAACTGGAACGTTTTGTAGTATGTTTTCCAAATTTAAATTCGAAAACAAAGTAATGGAGTTTAAAAGCCCAGAACGAGCATACTCTTGTAAAATACCAAAAACAGCTTTCTCAACCAATCGAGGAACACCAGTAAGCAACTCAGTGTCAGGTTTAATATAAAAAACATTTACCTTTTTATCTTTAATTTGTTCAAGTATCCCAAGAGCATAATTTGAACTATACGATGCCCCCATAACAATAAACTGCACATCATTATCAATGTCTTTGAAGAACTTTTTAACATTCGGAATGTTCTCTTCATATTCCTCTGGCTTGTCGTATTTCTTCAATTTAAACTTATACTTAGATGCGCGTGATACGTTACTGTTCATTAAATACACATTATAATTTGATGTATCAGCAAACTTTTCTGCGATAGCAGACGCCGCATTTCCTAATCCAATAATTGATATCATAGTTTAAGATCTTCTAACTCTAAATAGTTCTTACCAGCCTTCAAATTAACTAAATAATTGCCCAATCGATTTTCTGAAAATACCTTTTTAATATCAACAATATAATCACGCTCATCGTCGGTAACATCCAATACAATTTCGTCATGGACAATATGCGAAATGAATGATTTCTTACCGATTAATAATTCATCAATTTGAACAGCTTTTTCCAATACCAAATCTGCCGTTGTGCTCTGCACGAGATAGTTTAGCGCTTTCTTCTCTCCAACCATCAATTTACGGCCAAAGGGCGTTGTAACGCTACCATCGGCATACCATCTGTCAAGTGCTTTATTTTTATCGTATTCTCTGCTTTTAATGTCATTCGAATCTGGATTATATAGCCACGCAAAGAATGTCGTCTTCACTTCTTCCCTTGTTAGAGTGCGATTACCAAATACATTTTTCATATTCCAATCATGAATATCCTCTTGTGGTTGCGAATCGCCACACAATGCCAGAAATGTCCTCACTTCGGCGCCATTGTAATCTAGCGAAATAAACCAGTCATTCTTTGGCTTAATCAACTTCCGCATTTCCTTCATCATCGTGAGAATAGGAAAAGAACCAGGAGCAGTGGTTAATCTGCCTGTCACAGTGCCGAAAAGATTGTAATCGATGTATCGTTTTCCATTGAGCAATTTTTTGATTTTTTCACGAGCATACGAATTATAAAACAACGTTTTACAGTCCTTATTGTTAACTTCCAAATCTTGATATTTGATTTTGTACAACAATTTTGCTAGTTTATCCAAATGATCATAGTTTACTGGTTTTTCAAAGTTTTCAAAAACGTGCTTTGTTATCTGATTCTTTGCTTCACAAAACTGCAGCAAAAAGTCATTCGGAACTAAATCAAAAAAGCAATGTTCGTGCAAATTGATCCTACCGATTCGAAATGACTTCAGATACGCCACAAAACGGCGCTGGAGTCTTTTGAAATCATCAAGCATATCCGCTGAACATGCCTCTTCTAAAGACAAACCAGAACACAACAATGAAGCATACTCCACGTTTGGATCT